CGTCATTCCATTTTGCGCAGCATGACTGGCACGTGGATTCTTGCTATTTGTCTGCCATGTTTTCATACGCAAACCACCGGCACGCGCCGCCTCATTTGCACCAAATTGACTAGCAGTGGTAACGGCTGTTTCCGCGTCATTCTGTGACCAAACGGTAATCGCCTGCCTAAATAGATCGCGTACTTCCTCATCTGCATCCGATTTGGCTAGTGCCTCTGTCAATTTCACACGCATAGCAAAATTGATATTTTCAGATTGCACCCGGCTATGTTCAATCAGCCAGGCCATCATAATATCTTCAGATGCCGCCATGCCCGTTTGTTCTGCTATCAGTTCGGCCCAGGCAACGGCCGTTAAGCGGTTCGCCTTCAGCAAATCCTCTGCCAGTTCCCGGTTCCATCGTTCCTCATCATACCACACACCGCCGATGTCCATTTTACGGCCTTTCGGCACACGACTAACTATCGCGCTTTCTTGCCGTCGATAATGCACCGTGAAAATCTCAGTCCACTTTTGCACGTGGTTACGTCGCAAGTCAGGATTGTAAGAAGAGAAAGAAGTGGCTTTTGAGTTTTGACCTTGTATTTGCTGCTTAGTTTTTGGAGCGCTGTCACGTGGCGATGCTTGCCCGCCAACGATAACATTTAGTGGCGTTACCAGTTGATCGGCATCGCCAGCCATTGACGGTAAATTGAGTTTGGCCCGTGCTTCATTGGCCGTCATGTACGGCCGTCCAACTGCCGATTGTAAACTTTTGACTTGCTGCTCAAAATCGCCTTGTAGTTTTTGCGCTATGTTGAACTCGCAATATACGCCATTTGAATCCGTCCATTCCGGAAGCAACTGCAAATCAATATCCTGTTCGATCATTGCCAACCAAGGACCTAATGAATCTTGATATAGGTTTTTATGTTGTTCTGTTATGTTTGAAAAAGTCGCGTTATCGAGAATGCCGACCATTGGCAAAGGGATATGATAGGCTCGTGCGCATTCCTCCCGCGTTAGTTTGCGCCCGGCAAGGTATTCACTATCTTTTGCATTAAAGGTATTTGGAACCCACTCCATGCCTTCCTCAAGCACGGCCGTTTTGCCGCTGTTTTCTTCCCCGCTGTAAAGTTCTTCAAACTCCGCTATGAACCGCTCCCGCGCCGTGTCACTCCAAGATGGTGCAGCCAACGGGCGTTTGATAACGCCACTTTGCCGCGCCGCGTTTTGCCAAAAGTTTTCCCGGTACGTGCCCGCGCTATGTTCCTCTGCTAGAATGCGCCGCAGGGTTTCCAGTGGTGACATGCCCGCTATCGGATTCTCTGGATTGTAGCCGCGGAAATGGATCACATCATCTGGTGCAAAGTCGCGTTGTGCCCCGCCTACTGTGATTTTGTAGTTTGTCATCAGCAACCCACCTTCGACTTCTACCATCGTAGGTGGAATTCGCAGCAATGCCGACAGTTCACCATCACGCCGGATCTTCAGCCAGTAGGCATTGAAGTAAATACCCAGGTCACCCATAAGTGATTCTATCAAACGATACCGCGTCATTTTGTATTGTGCCGGAAGAGGCTGATTGATTAAGTTGGCGGGGGGATAATTCCGCAAACGCTCCCGATCCGTTTCACTCACACGCCGAAAAAAATGAAGGCCGAGCTGCGCAATGTTTCGGGCCAGGAAGTCAACGCACGTCCGCACATTTGGCTGAAGTCGGTAAAGCTCCGCATAGGCGTAATTGTGCGCATCATAAAAGCGCAAGCTGCTGCGCATAATTCCCGGTGTCCAATTTTGCCGCGTGATTTGCAAACCATTAACGGTATCAATGACTGCCATTAGATTACCTGTATAAAATCAATATCAGTCATTTGTATCAGTACCTCGCCATTGGTTACGCGCGGCTCCATTTTACTGTCACGATCTGATAGCATCTCGACTTGCCGCAAAACCAAAAACGGCCCGGTTCTTCGGTAAACAATAGCCCGAAATACCGTGCCCGTTTTCAAGTTCACAATCGCCCGCCTCAGTTGCGGATATGGATTAAATAGCTTTTGCCACAAGGTAAGTTCCATTTTGCCTTACATATTAAATCAAAAACATCTTAACTGCAATATACGACTATGCGACAACAATGCCCCGGCTCTCATATACTGACTGTTGCACCTTGCCAACGCCGGCCGTTAATGCGTCGTTTCGCGCTTCCCAACTCAGAACACCAGCCATCGCCGCATCAATTTTATGCGGGCTATCTGGCCGCTCTTTGTAAATTGTCCATAGCGGCTGCCCTTCTTCATCTCGAATCCGCAACACTTTACGAACCGCATTACCGACGTGCCGGATATAATGAGGATTGCCATCATGTAACAAATCGCCAGAGGTAACGGCCGTATTAAATTGTTTGATTGCATAGGCCATTTGTTTCGGCCGATTTGTCCACCATTCCAAAACTCGTTCACTGCCATACCGCCCGGCCCAATCTGCTACTGTCGTTTCCCAGTACGGCGGATCGCAGTAAGCTCGCCAGACCTTGTATGTATCCATTAGCTCCGCCATGACACCATCAACATCAGCCGCGTCAACTTCCCAATATTCAAGGTCCAATTCTGCCGGTCTCTCCCATAATCCGGCAAGCCACTGAAAACCGGTCACAATCTCAGTTGCCACAATTGCCGTTGCATCATGCCAACGTGCCCCGTCAAAGCCAAGCGTAATCATTGCCCCAGGCGCCGGGCGATAATCTTCGTCTGCCAGGACCTTGAATTGTTCTATGTCAAATGCACGTTCTGAGGCACGAACGAGGCGATTAAGCCACACGCGCTCTAAAAAAGTTTTATCGGCTCCCGCATCATCCCACTGCGCAATGATACTCTCTATGTCAGACCAAGAAGCAACCGGCCCACTGGCTTCCATAACAGCAGACCGGATTCCATCTTTAGTTGTTAAATCATGACTATCTGAGGCTTGCCTGTGGAAAAAGAAAAGCCGACTATCTTTCAAAGTGCCATCATGAACTAATCTGGCATAATCCATTGCTTGTTCAGCAATAGAATTTTCACCAGGAGAAAAAGCCGTGGTACATTCCAACATCCAAGCATCAGCGGCCTTTCGTTTTGGCAAATTCGCCATAAGTATTTTGTGCGCTTTACGCAAGCGCGGACTATTCCAATGATGAGATTCATCAATGAAAGAAAATGTCGTCCGTGCCCCATCACGAGCGGAAGGTGCTGCCGAAAGCGCAGCAATCTTTCCGTCTCCCCCAAGCCTCATAATTCTTTCAAGACCAATATCAAAATCATCAGCTAAATAGGAATGCTCCAAAATAGTTTTAACAGCATTGTACGCAAGCTCATCAGATTGCTCCAATGTCGTTGCCAAAAGTGGAATATATGGATCGGTTACTCCAATACCAATTGGATTACCTTCATCATCCCATCCCCCAAAGCGAACGGGTGCATCTTTGTGTAATTCACAAATGGCTATCCATGCCCCCAATTCTGTTTTGCTCCATCCCTTGCGCACACTTAAACAACACCGCTTGAACCGCCTACGACCCTCTTGCAAATGTCCTTTTGGATATAATTCATAAAGACGATAGACGATTGCCCGTTTTTCATCATCCAAAAACGCAGGTTCGCCCCGCAAGTCACCAGGCCCAAACACAAGATTATTTTCAATAAAATTTACAATCTGCGGGCCAAGCGTAGGGTACAACTTACCATCATCTTTTGGAACCATTAAAACAGTCATTATTGTTTACCATTTAACCAATGGCTACATAAACGTTCTGCCCATTCTCTGAATTCCACAAGCGATAAATTATTTTTTGCTACATTGCAAGTTTTGCAACATGGAACAACATTGTCCATTGAGTAACCGCGAATATTATCTACCCGATCTAATCCATTGTATTTTATACTACCATTAAAATCAGAATGTTTTCCAGCATGATTGCTATAACTAATTCCACAATAATGACATGGTTTTGAAATAATATCTTTAACTTGTTCTTTTGTAAGATTCCACTGATTACCACGACGTTCTGCACGTCTTCTAAAATCATCATATACCCAATTAAATGCTGCCTCTCCCTTTGGCAATCTCCAGGCGTTGGTAGCAATGGCAATACTCTCAGAGCGATAACAGCCACAACTTTTAGTAACACCACGTCTTAATAAAGCACCAATAACCTCAGTCTCATTGCCACACCTGCGAATACACTTCCATCTAGCATCCCCTCCCTTTGTGGAACTTCCTCTGGAAATAACAGTAAGCCAACCATATTTATTTCCTGTTTCATCAATTAGAACACCCATTTGTTATTCTCCCAACGCATGACGCGGATCGTCCCCATTCACGATCACCGCCCGCTTGCTACGGCGTATTTCGTGTTTGTCTTTCGCTTCCTCGGATACGGCCACCTGCCATTCCAACCGCCGCCGCGCCAGTGGCGTGAGGCCAAATTCGCGCTCAAGCAATCGTATCTCTTTCGCCACATCCAATTTATGCTCATTCCACCATACATTGACCAACGATACCAACCGATACAAGGCAGGAACGTCACCCTGCAAAAACTCCGCACTCATTGGAGAAGCCCAAACATCTTCCCACCAATCAATGGCCATTGGATGCCATTCGCCTTCCGGTAATTGCGGTTTATCCAACGCGCCGCCTTGCACCTGCAAAATCGCGCCGCTGCTGCTTTTGTTTGTTCTTTGCCGTAAATGAGCCGGTTTAGGTAATGGCCCTGGCATTGTTTTCTCCTTCAAAGTTTCCCATAGTCATAAGCCCCAATCCTGTGGGCAGAAAAATATGCT